TTCGTTGCCTATCTTATTTCCGATTTAATTTTGATATATGAATATAAGTAACGGACTTCGACACCAGCTTGAAAACTTCGGACGTCACCGATACGCGAATCTGGACGACACCTTGAAAGAAGAACTTTCCGTTCACTACAAAGCGCTTGGATTCGGCAAGCTGAACAAAGCGTGCGCCACGTGTGTACGTATCGCAATGGACAAGCTGAACCAAAACAAAGACAAGATTCGTCCAGCTGTACGTCAAGAAAACAACGAACTTCACATGAACGAACAACCGCCGAAGCTTCACTTTGTCGGAACGAAACAAAAGACCTTCGGGGAACTTCGACGCGAAGCGATTGAACTTGGATTCAAGGGAACACGAACAACAACACGACAAGACATTGAACAATGGTTGACATCCATGAAACAGCTGTAATTCGGCAATCCAGCACGAATAATACGAAATAACAACCTATGAAAATAATAACCATCACCGCAATGCATGGACGACATGACACCGTTCAGGAATGTATTAATCGAATGCCGTTCATCGACAAGGTATTCATTTACTCAAACGACGAAGACGGCGCGTTTCTTGAAGGTCAAGACATCTTGGCAATGGCGAAATACCAAAACAATCCGCTTTCGTACAAATGGAACATGGCAATTCGAACGCTGGAACAAATCGACTTCGACGCCGTTGTTATTTTAGGTTCGGACGACTACATTGACGAAGCGTTCCTGAAGTACGCTGAACGAACAATTCCTGACTTCGACATGATTGGCTTCAAAGATATTTACTTTCAAAACGAAGGCGCTTTGCATTATTGGTCCGGTTACACGAACAACCGACGCGGTGAACCGTGTGGCGCTGGTAAAGTTTATTCACGAAAATTCCTTGAATGCTTGAAATGGAATCTTTTCGACGTGCCGCGTGATCGTGGACTTGACAAGATTTCTTGGAATCGAGTTCAACAAGCGAAAGCAAAAGTACATATCACTTCGCTGAAGGAAAACGGTCTTTTGTTGGTTGACATCAAAGACGGGAAAGGAATGAATCCGTTTAATAAATTCAAGGGACTGGAACGAATTCCGAACAAGTAAACATAATAAAGGGGAACTTATATTCTTATGGCAAACAAACACCGCAACATCGACAAAGATGAATTGCTTCAAATGGCTTATAATTATTGCGACTATTGTATCGCATCAACAAAAGAAATCGCGACAAATTCAGGCGTGAAGCAAGTCAAGGAAAGACACATTCCGACCGTGTCTTATTTTCTTTTGCATTACCTTCGACGGGAACACTTTGATTTTTATAAACGGGACAACTGGTATCATGCGATGAAGGACGAAACGCATCCATTGTCCGACACTATAAAAGCAATTGACAATGACTTCAATGCTTTGGCGCGTGACATCGTGGCGAACGAAGGAAAGGGAATTTTCTACGCAAAGAACAAACTGGGAATGCACGACCGACAACAAGTCGAAACGCGCACCGTGGACAAGTTCGATTTCGATGTCAACGATTAAAGGTTATCGACCGCACAAACACCAGCTTGAAATTCATCAAGCAATCAACCAAGGCAAAGAAAAGTATTTCGCTTTGAACATCGGACGTCAGTTCGGAAAAACAATGCTTGGAATCAATCAACTTCTTTGGTGGGCAATCAACGACCGTGGTTGCACGATTGCTTGGGTGACACCAGTTTACAAACAAGGAAAGAAGGTGTTCGCTGAACTTGAACGCGCCGTGGCGAAGTCGGGATTGTTTGAATTCAACAAATCCGATTTGAGAATCACCGGGTTCGGTTCGTCAATCGAATTCTTTTCAGGTGAACGACCAGACAACATTCGTGGAAATACATTCGATTACATGGTGGTCGATGAATTCGCGTTCACGCGTCCTGAACTTTGGGACGAAGTATTGTCGGCGACGGTGCTTGTCAAAGGAAAGAAGGTCATCTTCATTTCAACACCGAAAGGGAAGAATCATTTTCATCGGGTGTGTCTTCAACAAAATTACGACGACCGATATCGATATTTCCATTTCACCAGCTTCGACAATCCCATGATTGATCCGAAGGAACTTGAAGAACGAAAGCGGTCATTGCCTGACCACGTGTTCCGACAAGAATACCTTGCGGAATTCCTTGACAACGCTGGTGGCTTGTTCAAAGGTGTGTCGTCGTGTATCGGTCAAGGTGAACGCACATCGCGAATGTATGGTGGTCTTGACATCGGACGCGCTGACGATTACACGGTGTTGACTATCTTAAACGAACATGGTCACATGGTTCACGTTGAACGCTGGCGCCATGATGACTGGTCGCGAATCATTGACAAGGTAGCGAACTTGATTCGAAGCTTCAACGCAATCACCACGGTCGAAGTAAACAACCAAGGCGACGTGTTCTTCGAAATGCTTCAAAACACATTGCGGAACAAGGTCGTTCCATTCGTGACGACATCGAAGTCGAAACCTATCTTGATTGAAGACCTTGCGCTTTCGTTCGAACAGCAATCGATTCGTGTGAACGATGTGAAATGGTTGCTTGACGAACTTGAATCTTTTACTTATATTTACAATCCAAAAACACGTGGTGTTCAATACAGCGCACCGACTGGACTACACGACGACGGTGTCATGTCATTAGCGCTTGCGTGGAATTCCATGAAGAACAACAAGTCAAAAGGGAAATACAACACTTTGAGAATATGAAAATTAAACTACCAGCTTCGATTCACGAATGCAAACCAGACCAGCTTGTCAAATGGTTGATGTTGGCCGAAGTCATCAAGGAAAAGCAAAACGATGAATTCTTTCAAATGCTTGACTTTCAATGTCAGCTTATTTCAATCTTTTCAGGAATGAAGGTGAACAAGGTCAAGCAACTTGCAATCGAAGACGTTCAACGTTTGTCTGGTCACTTGACGCGAATGATTGCGAATTACAATTACGCCGAACCGCTTGGTGAAGTAACGGTGAACGGTCAACGATACGTCTTTGAAAAAGATTTCCGTTTGATTTCCACCGGGCAAATCATTGACTTGAAATTGATTGAAGACCTTGTCAGCGATCCAGTTCAGGCGCTTGCGATTTGTTACATTGAAGAAGGAATGGAGTATTGTCAAGAAGATGACCGTGGTCGCGTGTTGAATCCTAACGACAAACGTTATAAAGCTTTCAAGGAACAATTCGACGGCGCTGAATTCATGAACTTCTTCGGTTTTTTTTTGCGCGAATCAGCGAAGCGGAGCGACGCTATATTAGCAATCCAGACGATACGGACGATGACGAATCAACGGAACGCGATGGCGAATCTAAAGACACCGAATGGTTCACATGGACAAGAATACTTCAACGACTTGGACAAGAACTTGGAACGAGTATTGACGCAATCACTAAACAACCTTACGTGAAGACATTGTTCTGGATGAATTACTTGAAATTGAAAGACGAACAAGATTACATATTAAGTAAACAACGCAATGGCTGATTTTGATTTCCTTGAAGATTTCGGGGTGTCGGTTGCCGAAGCTGAACAACCACAAAGCGTTTACGAAAAATTCATTCTAAACGTCGGGAACAAAGTCACCGCCGACCTTCGAGAATACATTCAAAACAACGCGATGAACACGGGCGCCCTTGCGCAATCGGTTGTCTACTTTCCGACGGGTGCGTTGTCGTTTGAAATTCAGGCGGACGATTATTATAAGTTCGTTGACGAAGGTGTGAATGGAATCGCGGTGAATCATGCAAGTCAGTATTCGTTCCAATATCCGGGGGTGTCTTATAACATGGCGAAGGCAATTCAGGAATGGAAAGGAATGGACATGTCGCACGCCTATGCAATCGCCACGAACATCAAACAACGTGGACTTCGACCGAAGAATATCACCGACAATGTCATCAACGACGACGTTCTTGAAATGATTGCGAAGGACTTGACGGAAATCACTGGATTGACGTTTGAAATTAAATTTGAAAAGGCAACACAATCATGGCAGTAAGTATAACACAACAACCGCAATTATTTCAACCAGCGTGCAATCCTTACGTGTGGGTATTTGAAAGCGACCAAACCGCGCAACCGAACTTCAGCTTCATTGTTGAACTTTACGTCAACTTCGTTCTGGTATCGACACACCAAGTGTTCAA